TCGGCACATTATAACAGTCTGCTTTTACCATATATCCATTAGACCTATCAATATCTCCTCGATTGAGTTTTTCGGCTTTATTAAAATATTCTTTATGATCTAACCATCCCAATACCCATGCTCTTCCCCATTTGCCATTAACCCACTCTATGCGAACGAATGCATATCTATCGCATTTTTGTTTAGTGTTATACGCCGCAATTGAACATTCATAGTGATCTTTAGGGGCAGACGTACATCTTTTAGTTTTTACATCATATTTAATATTCTTATATAAGATGTCATAATCATAAGTATTATTAACTTGTCCTTTAATTAATTCGTTAGCCACTTCTTCTCCCAAAAATCCCGCTATGTTTCCTTGGCCACGAGTAATAGAGTTTCTAAGCTTACCCATTTGCCTAGCTTTGGTCCACGCTCGTTTTTTCATTTGTGGAGTAATTTTAATTTCAATCATTTATACTTCTCCCGGAGGTTGATAGGTTCCAATTGAATGATCAGGGTGTGCTAAGTTATGCGTAGCCCAATCAATACCATATTTTTTAATCATATATCTGGTTTGTTCACACTTAGTCATGGGTTGTCCGTAAGGAGTTTTTTGTCTAGGACGATGTTCTTCTATAGATCGTACATGTGTGTCTTCAAAAGTACTCATCCCTTGATGACATAGCCTTGTACATTTCCATGATTGTGAAGGGTCTATATGTCTAATAATTTTTGGATCATTTGTTTCTTTAATAAATTCAAACTTGTTTTTAAGCATTCTTTCTGTGTCTTTTAAGTCTTCGTCTTGGAAATTTAATGTAAATGCTCCTCCGTCATTAATAAAAAATATTGTAATAATAAACGAGGACACTTCAGGATACATCTGCTTGACTGCATAATGATAAATTCTGAGCTGCGGATCTTTGAATAGACTGGCTTGTGTTTTTTCTTTTCCCGTAGCCCAATCTAATCTCCTTCCGGTTTTCCAATCGATCACTTCTATTGTATCGTTATCAAGTCGAGTTACTAAGTCTATTGTACCCTTTAAACTCAGGCATCCTTCGATTTTTTCATCACCCATCTGATAGGAATAATTTGCCCAGCCTTTTTTTATTGGAAAATCAAAATGTGGTTCAGCATCAATTACGTCTCTGTTGCGAGGATTGAACATGCCATCGTTATACTCTAGAGCTTTCCAAACCCACTTTTGACAATCTTTAGCGTCTTTGTCTGTCCACTGATGATGAAGGATTCGAGCTGTATAATACTTATAAACTCTTGCTGTAATTTTATCTAGATATTCAGGCTTGTAGTTGCATGTGCTAACACGACCTATATGCTCGTCGGTAATGATTTTCTTACCATCTTGTAAGGCTTTTTTGGCGACAGCACAAATTTCCAAAACCTTATGAACTATGGTGCCCTTATCGGCTTTTTTATTAGACGGTCCTCGCCACCCCAAAGTATACTCTAGATAATATTGCATCGGACAAAATCGGTGACAATTAAACGATGAAGATCTAAAATATACTATAGGTATCATATCTTATTTCCATAGCGGTCGCGTCCTTGTAAATTATCCACTTCTCTCCATACCTGATCCCATCCAGCTTGGTTATCACCTTCAACTCTCGCAGCTTTATCGTCGATATACATAATGCCACCGGGCTTTCCCATAAAAGCATGTGTGTATTTAACATCGTGCTTTTCTAACCAATCGGTCCATTCTCTATATCCTCGTTCATATTGTAAATGTATGCTACCCTTTTCTCTGTCTCCATATCTAGCAGTATACAATGTAATATCGTACCCCATGTCGTATAGTTTATTAACTTGTTCTATGCCATGAGTAAGAGGTTCGGCTAAATGGTATTGTCCGCCATGACTTTTATCTGCAATGACACCGTCACAATCAACAATGATGGTTTTAGAAGTGTCTTCAATTGGCATGTTTTACCCCTAGACTATAATGTCGGGAATATTATTTAAATGTTTAATAGCTAAATATATTTGTTCGTTTTGTTCGGGAATGGATAGGCTAGCATTATCTATAACCATATCACAAATATCTAAACACTGGGCAGGGGCAGTTTCGCTTACATGGTCTTTCTTTGGCTCTTTAAACGGACTTCGAGTTAGGCCAATAACATAACCGCCTTCGTTTTGAATGGCCTTAACTTCGTTCTCAAATCGTACATCAGAAACAAGTGCAAGTTCTGGTTGTTCTTTTTTGATTTGGTTTATACAAGCATTAACCCAAATCGTAGGATCTAACCCTCTGAACATATCAGTTCCAACATATTGTAAAATCTCCCTAACTGTCATATATCCCTTATTTTTAGTAGACGATTTAATATTATCCCATTTAATATGTGTTTTAGTATTTTTCTGTTGATCATTACCAAACACAAGGTCTTTGTCAAGCCCTAAAACATCAACACAAAGCTGTTTCAGTTTTTGGGCAAAAGAATATATTTTAACAAACTTACCTAGCTCATTATCAAATAAACTTTCCACATCTACATGAGGAGGCTTAAATGGCATCCATTCTTGTCCAGATACAGTCTCGTCAAGTATATCTGTAACTTCAATTTCGCCAAGATCGGTTAGTCGAGTACTCTTACTGACACCCAACTCAGCCAGTTTAGTTGCTAAAATAAAGTTACAAGCAGTGTTTTTACCAGATTGTTTATGTCCTGCAAATCCAATGATTTGGGTATGACTCATGACAAAATTTTCCTAATACTTTCTAAAGCACCTTCAGCTGCTGACAAATCCTCAAAAAGCTTCGCACATTCGGCTACTATGTCTGGATGTTCGCCTATCCCAACAGTATGTTGTAAATAGTTATTAAGATTTGCAACGGCTCGTGAGTGTTTAGCCACGAAGTGAGCCTCTACTGCACCTAATAATATTTGTGGAAATGATTGGTTGAATTGTGTTTCTGGATCTTCTTGAGTTTCTGATGTGACATTATCAGCCATAATAAGTTTCTCCTATTTTAGAAATTAATGGTTTGATATCATTAGTAACTACATCTACACTGATGTCTCCGATATCGTTACCTTGAAATTCTGGAAAATATATACGATACATTTTAGAACATTGTTCATGAATTTTTTTTGCACCCTTCTTGCCTGCTTCATCATTATCTAATAAACATATAATAGAAAAAGCTCCAGATGAATCGATAATCTTTTTTTGATTTTGACTTAAATGCGCTCCAAACATTGCTACGGAATTGTGAATACCGGCTTCTTCTAACCTCCATACATTTCCGGGAGATTCTACTAAAATGACAACTCCCGTTTCTAATATTCTACCCTTCGCACTCCAATAATTATACAAGCAATTTTCCTTTTTGAAGCCAGAAGTGTGCTTCCATTTTGGAAAAAAACCACATTCTTTTTTAGGGTTGTGATAGTGTTTGCATTTTGTACACTGCTCAAATATACTTCTACCACTAAAGCCTAAAATGCTTTTCCCAGAATCGCCATAAATAGGAACAACCGCACGCTCATATAAAGATCTTCCTCGTTTGTTACATGTGCCAACGCCATATTTATCTAATATTTCTATTGAATAATCTCTTTGTAAATAATATTGAGCGGGAATATCTACACTAGCTCTATAAAATTCATCATCTATTCCATTGTCGGTCTCATCTGGCGTGTCAAAACTATTTACCAAAGAAGAAAATCTGAGCTTATCTGCATCTAGACTGTTATGTGTGCCCTTTAATTTTTCAAACTCTTTCTTAGTAAAATCTAAAATAAATTCAATTGTTTCATTAAAAGAAGCTTCCTTATCTCCACGAATCTTCCATCCATACTTCTGTTTAGACAAGGCTCCTCTAATCAAACTTATAGCCGAAGACCCAAATAACTCTTCACATTGATGTGTTCGACACTTATAATGAACTCTTATATCTCCATTATAGTACAAATTAAGTGCGGTAGGATTATCTCCTCCATGAATAAAGCATGACGACTTGATTAAAATATCATTTTTATATTCTATTTCTGTATTGAAATAATCATAAAGTCTGTCCAAGTGTTGTACAGTCAGCTCTGTGATGGCATTAAGTTTTGCTTGGTCTTTATACTTATGCGAAGGGGACATCGTCATTTTGAATTTCCATCGGGTCGTTACTAATTAAGTTTGTGCCGTCTTCTAATTCAAATGCTGTTTTACCCTCTATCAATTTCCCATATTTTCCAATCATGTTAACGTTAATGTAATCTTTATCTTGAAGGCCTTCTCCATGTCTAGCAATTAAAGGTACAAGCTTCCTATTACCATTCTCAGGACCGTCTTTAGCGATTTCTTCATCAGACTTAGATTTATATATACTAAAATTGGAACATAGCCAAATAATTCTGTCTGATCCACTAGCAGTATCTGTAGATTCTTTAGTAATACCATCTCTATTCAATTGTATAAAGGCTAAAATGGGAACTTCATATCTAATTGCAAAGTTATGTAAGGA